AAGCTGCTGACGGGAATCGGACCCGTAAAATACAACGGTTTTATGCGGTTTCCAGGCTCCTTGTTGCATTTCGTGTTGCATATTTCCGAAGATGGTATAATATTTATAGAAGCGTCAGTGTAAAAATCTGGCGCTTTTATATTGAGTTAGAATCCTCTATGTACCAGATTTCCAGCGCCCCATTATCCTGACTATGCCAGCAGGCTCCCTCAAACGGTCCGTTTGGTGTCGGGTCAAAGTAATACCAATCTCCCGAACCGTCAACCGGGTCACATGTGCTGCCATTCCAGCGGTGCCAGCTCGTGCAAGCATAACCATCCTTATTAAATAAGTACCAATGGTGATTTATGATACACCACTTATTAGCCGGGTAAGTTCCATCTGGTCTGCGGTACCACCAGCCGTTATTGTCCTTAATCCAGCCAGTGCGTTCCTCTGTCACCCAGGTTTTCATAAATTCATCCGGTGTACGGTAAAGCTTTTTAATTCCAGATGTGCTGCTCCCCCAATCTGGAAGCTGAAAATGTGGCTTGTCCATAATGGATTTCCAATTTCCTCCCCACTCCAGGCCAAGAGATACACCAATAGCACCTACACGGTTAAAAAAACCATCAGATTCGTTGTAAGCTCCGGTCCCATCATTGCGAAAGATATCAAAAGCAGTCCCCCACTGATGATAGGAGCTATAGCTGCTACCGGGCGCATTAGTTACAATGTTGCCCGGTTTAGTCCTGCCCTGGGCATATAAATCATCCTGCTCTGCTACAGTACGCAGAGTTTCGCCTATCTTAATTTTTAATCCCTGTTTATTACATTCATCCACCAATTGACCTGCTAAAAGCTGCAAACGTGGATGGCACAATGTGATATCTCTCATAATCATCCTCCAATTATGCTGTTCTTCTGTTGCTCTGTAATCCATCCAAGTAATACAGCCCGGTTAAGCTCATCAATAGTTAATGGACCTTTACCATTGTTATATAATCTTTTTAACGTTGTATACATATTACACCTCCAACTGACTTAAAATCATTGCATCCACTGTATCTTGCAAGGTCTGTACTGTATCCCGGATATCTGGCCTACGAAGTTTAACTACCATAACGGTATCCTTCACTTCCTTGGTTTCATAATTCGGCGCTTCTTCGGTTCCGGTATTTACTGTTTCATAGGATATGGCATAATCCATTTTCTTTTGCATCTCCACCAACCGGGTAAATCCTGTTTTTACTTCCATCGGCTGACCATTCAAACCAAGTATGTAAATTTTTTCTGTGTTTGTCACATTGAATTCTACTTCTACTGTTTCAAAACTGTCTAGGCCGGGAAGAAACGAAAGGGTTAGGTAATCTCCTGATTCTTCCACCCCGTTTGTTATTAAGTCGTATTTTGTGTTGTTTGATAATTTTAATTGGTTCATTTGACTCCTTTCGTGGATATGGTTTTTATATAGCAAATAGCAATTTACCATACATAGACACCAGCAAAAAAATTAAAGATGGGTTTGCTAACGGTACAAGTTGGGCAGCTACAGAGGATTGTATAGTTTGTGGTTCCATTGGTTTTAACATCTCAGCTCAGGGTTGTAATGTACTTATAAATGGGATAAATATTTTTTGGGTCAATAATGATGTCACAGTCAATTCGTCAATGCCTATATGGTTTTCTGTGCGTAAAGGTGATACCGTACGATTTATTGGTTATAACAGTCAAGTTCCAAACCTTACGAACCTATATGCCTTCAGCACAAAATGATTATTATGATGGCTTATTAAATTTCCAAACCTGCTTCCAGTTTCGTCCGTCATAAAAATCATACCAGATACCGGTGTTGTTAAATGCGATTGACGCAATCTCACCGTTATCATAATATAGCTGGAATGCCCGGTCAGTTCGGTCAGAATACACGGCTGTAAAACCATTAATGTTCTTGACGCCGTTTAAAGTCACCTTTGCATTAGTTTTTGCTAAATTGCTATTTGCAGTAGCAATATCATCCGTATTTTTTGTGATTGCTTGCTGCATCGAATAGACCAGCGAGGATGACGGAACTGTGGTTTGTGAATTTGTTTGAACGGTTGAAATTAATGCTTTTAGTGTATCAATTATTTCATTAGCTTTTTCAACAGTTTCTTCCAGTTTATTTTCTGTTTTATTAAGATGTTCAGCATCAATATCCGGTTCAGAATTATTTACATAATTAGTTGGATTATAGTTGTCCATTTTTTCTAAATCATTTATTGCCATGCTCTCCTCCTATATGCTGCATTTTAATTCCCTTAATGTCATATTGACAACTGATGTACTTGCTGTGGTCCGCATAAATAGCGATATATATATAAATCGTGTTCCGGTAATATTGGATACATCAAAACTATTCGTTTTTAAATTGCCCGATGTATTTGGTATCTCTCTTCTCCAATAATCTCCCAGTCCAGTATTATAATCTTTTCCAGAACCGCTGGAAGCTCGCATATATATGTAATCACTAACATATCCAGTAGCCAGAATCATTTCACACCCACCAGATGCGTTGGCGAGGGAATATTTTAACGTTATTCGGTTGATATTATCAAAGTTAAGAGGAACATTAAATACAATTGCCGTTGTTACATAATCTGTGCTAAGAGGGTTTTCGATATGGATGTTATCCCGTCCAAAGGTTACGTCCCCTTTATAGTACGGTCCTCCTTTGCGCCCAAAGGAAGGAAAAGAGCTTATTGATTGTCCAGGAGCAAACACACCATTGTAATATGGCGTATATGGGTCGTCATTTTCATATCCTTCGTAAGTTCCTACAATAGTTGTGTCTCCTACCCTAATGACTACATTCTTTTTTATATTTGATGCAATAAGATTTGGGAGGCTTTCAACAAAAACGTCGCCTGCCATATATTTACCAGTTGTTTCTACTGTTTGCAAATCCGCGCTTGGAACAACGTACTGATTACCTAGTGTAGGTATATTTTGTGTTACTGTGCTACCCGCTTCATAAAACCCTTCTCCCAAAGACAGAGTCTGATTTAATTGTAGTTCATGCTTTTCAGGGTGTATAATTGGCATTGTTCCGATTTGTTCATCATCACTTCCACGGCCTAAGAATATTTTTCCTTTTTTTACGCTCGATGGAAGAGAAGTTAAATCACTTGTATCTGCATTAGCTCCATTTTTTTTAATTATGCAATCAGCCATTTTTAATCAACCCATCCCTCAAATGTCCCAATATATGGACCTATTTTAACTCCCTTTTTTATCACAGCGCTTGAAATCCCCGATATCCCACCAACAAAAACATTTCCAGTCATATATGTTCCTTTAACTCCAGCCGTTGTTCCATTGATGGAAGGGTCAACGTATTGTGCTCCCAATGTTGGAATATCTTGTTTTAATGTTATTGAAACAAAATACCCTTCTGGAATAGAAAACTTTCCGTTAATGGGAAAATCATGTTCCACATTGTAATAAGTAGGCATAGTTCCTTCTTGTGTATTTTCTGTTCCTGCACCAATAAAAGTCTGTCCATATTTGACATCTTCTGGTTTCGCAGTAAGATAATCGTTGTTAAACATACCGCCGTTATATAGTATACATTCTGCCATACTAGTTTCCTGCCCCTTTTACAAGAATTTGAAAATCAGTTGATGGTTTAGAGCCATAGCAATATAGTGTGACAATTCCATTTCCACTCTCAGCACTATCGACATATCCAAAAGCCTTTTTTCTCTCTCTGGCTACGCTTGCGCTTGGTTTATCCCCTAAATATGGACCACCAATAATAAGCCCTATGTTCTCTTTTGCTCCCGGAACACCCACTGTCTGAGAATATGGGACAGAGGTGCTCCAATTTGCCGAAGGGACCATAATCCTTTTTATACCTTTGATATCTTGGATTTCTGAGTTGTTTTGTAATACAGCCTTATTGGTTTCGTTAATATCAGCAGCCGAAAAAATGTCTCCTATTTCTTGATACTCTGTTTTATCTTCAAGCGTTGTTAGGCCGGTTGACGCATCTGTGGTCATCTTATATTTTCGTAATCCAGAAAATTTGTCATTTTTAAAATTTGTTTTTAAATTCATAGATTAATACCTCTGTTTCCTATAACTTTGGTTCCCAATTTAAACGACAAATATTGAGGACCCGGATAGGACTTTTCAATCAAATTACCTAAATCATAAATGATTTTTTCTATGGCATTGGCCTGATAAATTGATGTGTATGTTATCTTATCTGGGGTAAGGGGAGTGCTATCACCTGTATAGTACGCGTTTCTTATTGCAACTATATTTTTTCTTAGACGTTCCATTTCTTTATCCGTCCTATGGTCCTCCGGTTTCCAATTTAGCTTGTTGTTTGTTATATTTCTATATCCATACTGGTTTAAAACATAAGATACCCATTTAATCGCCTGTTCGATTCGGTTGAGGTCTTTATAATCAATGTAGGCTTTGTCGGTCAATTTTATTATGTCTGTCTGTGTACGGTCAAAAATAAGGGATTCTAAATACTTACTCATGTATTTTTACCTCTGCCTTAATTTCGTTTGGAGAAAAACTATAATTGTAGCTCTCAATGATACCGGTGCGGTATCCATCGTAATCTGTATCAATCTTAACTTTCTGTCCCAATTTTTTGTTTCCAATAAGTACATCTCCCACAACATTTTCTGCTCGCTGATAATATGCATATACACGTTCAAGCACTTGCTGAGCATTACCATTGTTCACCAACGTTGCATCTGTTACTTCGCGAATATTTTTGTTAAACACAATATCGGGATTCTCTTTAAGTATTGATGTGGTAAGATGGTTGTATTTCTTTCCGGTTAGTATTACATTTACACCGGTTCCGGTTATGTAAGCATAGTTATCACCAAACTGACCAATGGTTCCGCCAGTTATCTCCAGACTATGATAAGGCTCACTAAAAATAACCTCTGCTGTTCCATTCAAAGTATCATTATATAGTTCTTGTGCCTCATCCGATTTTTGATATGTATGAACTGTTAGCCGGATTCCAGTGACAATATCAGAATGCTCCAATGTAACCCCAGAAAATACTTCATCATTCAAAAATTCACCACTCAAAGCATTTTCTTGCGGATAGATAACAATTCCATCGTAATTGCTTGTATCTGCAATAGCTCCAATAGCAAAGCATATGTATACTAATGCGTTTCTCTTTGTGGTATATGGTATGTATCCATAAAGAGGAATATCTGAAAATGATTCATCCAACAAATAATTAAAATCTTCATTCTCAAATATTTTCTCTAATACTTCAGAAACCGGCTGGCCTGTATATATTCCTCCAGCGAATTCATTGCCATCCAATACGCCCACTGCATCATGCGCGTCCATATGGTAATCCGTTTTGTTTTTCCTGGCACCGTTTTTAAGATAAAAATTTCCTATAAGCTCACCGTTGAAATATAAAGTAAGTTTCTGCTTTTTCTGTAAATCAAACGGTATATTGGATGTTGTCCTGACCGTGAAATTTAATGTGTTAATACTTATGCTTTCTGATATTGCATTGATTTCTTGCAAACAGTTTCTTTCCAATAATTCGTTATCTAGAAAATCACGGTATATACCATAATCTATTCTGGTAACAAATACTGGCCTTATGGGTTTTGATGTCTGCAAAAACGTGATTTCCAGTTTGCTATATCCTCTCACATAATTATTACAAAAATATCTAACTGAATCCGGGGAAAACTCCATATCTGACAAGAGGTTATTATCCGAGTACCACTTTACTCTCATTCGTGTACAATAATCTCCAGACATCATATTAAAAGTAAAGAGCAATCCTACACTGGTGAATTTTTGATTAAAGGTTACTGTAAGCATGGGGGATTCAATTATCTTTTCAGTTGTTGATTTAGGATATAAAAACATTCCTGGATGCAAACCTATTTGGGGCTTAAGTCCTTGTATTTGCTTAACATATCCGAACAATCCTTGTTCATTTGATACTTCTGGACTTATATATCCATACGGAAGTGGACTATCTGGAAAATTGATATACTTTCCATTAAGCAGAGAAAACCGTGGAAAGCATAGAGCATATCCGGGATAAGAAATATCATCTCGCTTTAATTCTGGAAATTCCTGCTCTATTATTGTCCCATGCGGATGTAAACCAGGGCCTGGATGAAGCCCTATTCTCGGTCTTAATCCAGGCCTTGTAATGGATGCTGTACTATTTTCTTTGGCATAAGGGGCCAAGTCGTCATAAACAATCTTTAATCCCTCAGTATTCTGTTCTGCGTCAGATAATATGGATTGCTTTAAAAACACATCACGGCCTCCTCTGCGGCTCCATAGCGGTAAAGGTAATGGATAACCCGGTCCAATGGTTACGCTCACCTTCTTTTCCGTTTTTGTTGATTTTTAATTCATCATCCCCGCTCGTTATGTATGCTTCAAATTCTTTGGTTACTTGACCATATGGAAATATCATGTTGTGATATTGAACCGGGGCGGAGATAATTTCATAAAATGTATCATAGTCAGCTGGATTACTTCTTTCTGCATCAATATCGAGAGTGTAATTATAAAATGTACCAATAATATCACGATGCATCCGGCGAGACTGCACACGCCCAGAATTTTCACTATCTGTGACCGAAAAATTTCGCTTTAAGGATTTCACCCATAGGCGAAGATTAACTCCGTCTATGGTAAATACTCCGTCCACATTCTGTGCCATTATACGCTTCCTTCCGTTACCATTCTTACACCTACACGATTCTTTTCGTTGTTTCCGAATTTGACTACAAGCTGACCAAATCTTGTACCATCAAGTATTAGATCTGCTTTAGCAATCTGGTTTCTGCTAGATTTATTGCTCTCTGCCAAAGCTTCTTTGAGAGCTTGCTTCATAGTTGACAAAGGGGATACCACTTCTGTTTCACGGTTGTTATCTCCCAAGATAGCAGCAAACATTCCAGCCCGTGGTGGTACTACTGTTCCGGTTGCAAGCATTGGCATTTTATATGGGACTGCTGCATAGGCAGACATGGGATAGGCACTTCTTCCTCCATACCCACCAGAATATCCGGCAGATGCAGCACGCTTACCAGCATTAGATGCTATAGTGGATGCAGCAATTCCTGCTGCAATTGCAAATCCAATAGCAACAGCCATTGCCGGACCAGAAAGGGAACCTACAGCAACAGCCAAAATTGCTATTGCTGATGCCGCAGCTAAAATACTAGATATAACCTTCTCAGATGGAGACATCTTATCCCAATTTTTATATATATCATATATTGCTTTTACTAAAACAGTTATAGCCGTAGCCATTCCTGCAAATTTGAGCCTAGTAAAATCAAGTTTTGATGCCAATGTTGAAAGTGTTTGTATAAGACCTTTTGCCCCTCCCAACGTATTTATCATAGATTTTACTCCAGAAACAAATTCTTCAAATTTCCAAGCTGCAAAAAAGGTTACTATAGCTAATGTAATATTTTCAACCAATGATTGATTCTTATTAACCCACTCTGAAAACTTTTCAAGCCACTCTGAAATTTTTTCCAATGCGGTTATAATAATGTCTCCTGTCCATTCTCCAAGTGGCTTTAAAAAATTTTCCCACAACCATATTCCCATTGGCTTAAGCGCAATAATAACACTATTTAAAGCTTTTAAGGCGGCTGCAATTAAATTAAATACTGCTGGAATCGCTTGTTCTATCGCCCATTTAGCAATAGGTTCAAGTACATTTTCTAATAACCAAAGCAATAAATTGCCAACAGTATTCACAATTGGGTTAAGAGCAACCAGTACACGGTCAAAACTTTCCAAAAGAGGAGAAAAATCAATAGTTTTAGACCACTCTTTAATACTTTCTGTTGCTTTTCGTATAAAATCAGAAACAGTTAATGCAATATCTCCAAGATGCCGCATAATACTGGTTCCCCTGTCTCCCTGTGTCCATGCTTCATCAAATTTAGTTGCAAGTATACCAACTGTATCAGACAAGTTAGAAAAACTTATAAGTAAATTATCTGTAATTGCTTTCCCATATCCCTCTGCGTTCCACACCTGCATGAATGATGCACCTACATCACTTGCAAGCTGTTTAATAGCAGAGAATGTATTTTGCAACGAACTCATTACCTGTGGACCATTTTCAAGCCATGACTCCTTAAGCGGGTCGAACAGTTTCCCAAGCGTATTCTTTATCGCTTCGGCCTGCAACTTAATATCGTTGGATACTTCCTCGGTGGTAAACATATCCTCAGGTTTAAGCTCGTTCTTATCTTCGCTTTTTTTCTTTCCCGTTGTAATCTGTATCAGTTTATCAAATGGCGCTAATGCTTTTTCTGTTTCTTTGGCTGCATCTTTTGTTTCGTCTTTGGTTTTGTCCAGACTGTCCGCGTAATTCTGCTGGACCTTAACCGCTTTAACAAATGTATCCTTCCCGGTTAATGCTGCCAGCAGTTGCGCCGTCCAGGTAACGGCTTGGGATAGCAAATTGATAAACTGTGCTAGGGCCGGAGCTGCGTATTCCACCAACGGAGAAAAGGCTGTGCCAAAAGAGTTTTTAAGCTGGGTCATACTGGACATCAGCATGGATAACGCTTTATTGGTATCATCTGAATACTGGGCCAGATTATCCATACCTTCTTTTAATCCGCCCGTTACTGCGGAAATGGCACGGAATACAGTGCTAAATAAGATAGATGTTGCAAGCATTCGGCCCAATCCCATTCGTGCACCTCGGGATGCTTTCTCAGTACCTTTTAATGATTTATTGAGCTTACTTCCACTTTTGCTTGCCTTCTTTTGTTCATTATTAACACCGAGCAACTTTTTCTTGTAATCCTGCATTGCTTTTTTAGCCCGCTGCAATCCTGCTAATGCCTTGTCATATGGCGCATCGCCAAGTCCATAACCAGCCTTTTCAGCGTAATACAATGCATCTTTATATTGGTCCACCTCATCTTGCAAATTGCGTACACTTGGAGCAAGACTTTGTATGGATTTAGAAGCAGATGAAAATGTATGTTTCATAATGCCTGGAATATCCTTAAAAGCCTGAGGTAGCAATTTTATATAATCCATTGTGCCGGATAGCGTTCTTTTGATATCTTCGCTTCCTGTTTTTGCACCATCCGTTTTGATTTTAGTATCTATTAATACAGTTCCATCAGGTTGCAAAGATATCACCTCACTTTAGCAACTCTGCAAAATAATCAAATTCTTCTTTAGATTTGTCAGTGGATTTTTCAAGTTCACATAGCTTTTTATTGTTCTGTAAAAACTCCTGCTCCCACTTTTCTAAGCGCTTCCCTTTTGACAGTTTCTGCCGGATAGAAAGGACCTGAGAAAACAATCCGTCCCCAATTTCCATGAACCATCCGTAGAAAGTCCACCAATGGATTATCTGGCATCCGCGTGTTTCAAACCCTGCAATCCTGTTAACCGCCGGGAAAATAATTCCTGCGTCCTGTTCCCAGTCAATTACGCGCGGTGATGGAGTATCTTCATGCACCACACCACAGTCGATAAACCATAATGCTTTTTCTGCCGCTTCTGTTAAATCCTGCGGAGGCGGGATAACGGGCCAGTAAAGAATTTCAAGCATTGCTTGTGTTTTCTCTGGGTCAGACAATTCTTCATCCGCAAAGGCTGATAAAATATCTAATATTGCCCGGAAGTCCTCACGGATTTCATAGTCTATTCCATTAACAGAGAGAGAATATGGGAGGGACCACGCCGCACTCATTTTACAGGAAATGGATATTTACCAGGACCAGCATTATACTGTTGTGTATATTTCCCGGCTTTACTTTCCATTTCCGTGAAATTTTTACCCGTTTCCTGCTCTATAATTTTTTTAACGCTCTCAAGTATCACCAGCGCCCAAGGGTCGCCATTTTCCATAGGGGTAAATGGACTGGCGATTTTGAAGAAGCCAGAAGTATCTGCGTTAAATAGATAATCAAATTTTTCCTGAAGCGACTTTGCATATTTATTAATTATCTCTAACGACATTTCTTCCTTCTTCTTGTTATCAAGAGTTGTTTTTAATTCCATCCACATATCCTCGAATGCTTTATACACATTCTGCTGCCGCTCGAATATGTCAAGGTCGGTTGGAACAAATTTGAAAGTTGCCAGCACATCTCCATGCTGGTCCGTAAAATCGTAGTATTTAACTGGGCTTTCAATATTTATTGGAATATTAGGCATAATTTATCCTCCTTTACTCTGACAAAGAAGCTCCATCAGCCGTAAAAGTCATCGTTGTAGGGTTTACAGCGCCAAGAGTCCTATCACCTACATAGTGCACCGTATGCGTTGCAGAAACACCTTTCAGGCCTCCTGCAAAGTCTCCCAACTCAACAACACCCTCCTGCACCCATGCACGCATATTTCCGGTACTATCGGTTTTGTATCGCTTTACACAGAGATATTTCAATCTCAAATCTGACAGAGTTGCCCTTTCTTCCATGAGCGTATCTATCTTCTGAGCGTATTTACTTTCTCCAGATACATTGGTTGGGTCCACTGTCATGCTTTCTGCATAGCCGGTGATGTCATAGTTATTATTTCCAAGCACATCCTGGCTTTCTTCCGTCTCTGGATTCATCGAAATCGGCATATCTTCAACGCCTTTTCCAATAATTTCAAGTTTATCTTTTGTGATATTTGTGGTGCTTCCATCAGTTATCCAAAAGACCATAAAGTCTTTTCTTTTTGCCTCTCCATCGGCATAAGTCCATGTTGCCACTGTCTTTCTCCTTTCAAATAAAAATAGAGCCATCACACAAGGCTCTGCGTCTTAGCGTCTGGCTCTACCATCTTTCAAAATCATATTTATATTCTATCGATACCGGAAGTATCCAATCCTGCACACCACTTTCCTGAGGTTCCAGGCCATAAGAGTTATCACGGGTAACTTTGGTTATCTTCCTTCCCTGGGATAATGTGGGATAATTTGATAATCGTTGCTCACTCCCATCAATCACAACCGGCTCCCGGCATAACCACTTTCCAAATGTATCAAGAAATTCCTGTATGCTCATTTTCTGGCGCTCTTTTGTGGATGATGTACGGTATATAATATAGAAAGGATACTGGCAGGTCTGGTGAACTCCTCCAATCACGTCCTCTGTTTCAGAAAAGATTAAAGCTCCGTTATCTGCCGAAAATGCAATTCCGTAATCTTTTTCTAGTTCTTCAAATTTAACAGCTTCATATTCATATAAACCTGGGAATTGATTAAGCAACGCCTTTACCGCGGTCGTTAATACATCATAACCGCTTGCATCTTTCCCGATTGGTTTTCGTTCATCACCCACGTTTTCCACCTCCAGCCGTTTTCTTGGCTTGCTTTATCCATGATTTACCGTCTGCTTTTTTGGCTGCATCAAACCATTTAGCCTGCGCCTTAGGATGCGCTGTTTTTGTATACTGTAAATCCTCTTTTGCTTTGGTTTTTCCTCCATATTGGCTTACTAATACCTTTTTAGTACCCTTTATAGCCCAGGTACTACCAGTAACAACGCTAACCATAGTTTTACCCTGATATAAAAAACGACCAGCAGGTCCATAGGCAGCATACACTTTTCCAATCCCTTGTATTGCAGCACTTGCGGCCCTGGTAACATCCACAAAATCGCCTGTAATCATAGGCATAAAAGGAACCATACTATTCATTACATTTCCGTCAAGCTCATATTGAGCATGCTGAAATTGTTTATCAAACCGGGATAATTTGAGCGTAATCTTTATCTCTCCATCAACAACGGAAAAGCCTTTAAAATGTGTTGTTTTGCTTGCCATATTATTTCCCCAATATCTCAAAGTGAGGAATCACAGAGTATGGACCTCCAACAGAGGATACCAAATATACGAAGTCATACCGATTATTCATATAAGCATAAAAACCGTCACGATAATCTTCATCGTTTACCGGGCCGTTATCCCATACCCCTTCCCAGAAAAAGCAATTATCCGATGCATCAAAGGTAATGGTATCGTCCAGCAAATCATTTACCTGTCTCATCCACTCCTTCGGAGGAAGCCACGGCAATTCTTTACCGTCAGCATCGCGGATTATCTGTTTACCATCCTGTAACTCGTATACTATGTGTAACTCTGCATTATCCGTGCTGTCTGGCCCATACTTTTTTAGTATTGCGCCTTTGTCGGTATTAAGGTCAACGCCTGATAATACATGTGGATACCAGATACCAACACCAGTTGTGGATGATTCATAGTAGTTAAATACTGTTACTGTATCATTGTACATATTAATCACCTATTAGCGTTTCTTTTTTCTTTGTTCGATTTTTGACGCTTCATCCAATATTCTAGACGAGTCAAATATGTGACGCTTTTCAATAATTTGAGAAGCATTAGATACTTTTAATAATACTTCTTTCAGTTGTTTGCCTATTTCTTGCAAAGATTCAATTTCATTTTGATATTTTTTTTGAGCGCTTGGATACTTCTTTATCCTTTCATTAGCTAAATCAATATTTCTATTGATAGTATCAATAGCATTATTTCTAATTTGTTCGGCCCATTTAACTTGTTTTTCTGAACCTTTTAAAGTTGGCAATCCTTTGAAAGAAATTTTCTGGTTTTTAGCAGATAATCCACTCGCCCCACCTCTACCACCCATTGCACAACACCTCATTAAACTTTTCTGTAAACGCTCGTACCCTCACGATATTCCCCATGCACTCATCTGGCACATAACCATAAAAGATAATCGTGTCCGGGCAAATGCGCCGTACCATTTCCTCGTAGCCTATCAGAAACAACTCTTTCTTTTCTTTGCTGTTCATCACGCCTAAAGACGATACCGCCACAACACCACCCTGTGGCTCTCCGTCAAAGCACCATTCAAAGCTGTCGGGCGTACTCCATGAAATCGTGGGAATAACTTGTATCCCTGCCTCTTGCAGATATGCGCCTACCCAATGTTTTCTATAATGATTGTATATCTGGATAGCTTTTGGAAAGTCTGTGTAGGTGGAAAAGTCTGGAGACATTACATAACGGAATTTTTGTAACATGGGTATGTATCGGTCAACATCCGTCCATAACCTATTGAATTGGTAATCATCAAGGAAGAAATGTACACCTTTCTTTTCAGGCTCTTTACAAGTCTTGGCATAGTTGAAACCAATCCATTCACAGCCTTTCTCGTAGGTTACTGGTTCTATCTGCGGTATTCCGTATTTTCCCACGCCGTCAAATATCTGGCGCTCCAGATTTTCATAATTTCTGCGGTTTCGGTAGTTACTCATTTCTTAGCCTGCTTATACATCTGGTTAATTCCCGTAGCCGTAAGGCCAGACATAGCTCCAACTGCTACGGCCGTGATGTAGTCCGATGCCGGGAAGTCTGGTATAGTTCCCATACCAAGCGCGCCAAGAACACCACCCACAACAGCCATAATAACCGGAATCCATTCGTCCGGTATTTTCTTTGCAGCCTTGCATCCAAGACCAACCACATAGCTCAGAGCCACAATAGCCACACATGTTCCCAATGTTGTAATGTCCATATCTTTTCCTTTCTGGAATCAGAGCAAACCCAATTCCATGAATACTTTGAAAATCTTCGGAGACTGAATAGCGAACCAGTCAATCATTTCTTCATTAGTTGCCCACGCTCCGCATGTATTTGAACTTGAAGAATCCAGACCGCTTTCATACAAAAACGCATGGATGAGTTCATGCCGTAATATGGCATTTTTATATCCTTCATAGTCCTTTAATTCGCAATCGTCCTTTTTATTGCAAATCACAATCATATGTGTAGAAAAATCGGTATATCCATCCCTAAATTTCCCATCCAGGTTTTCATCCGATTTTTCATCACGCTGGACAACTTCCCATTCCGTTCCCAGAATGTTTACTTTACAATCCTGCATATAAAAGTGGAGTCCCTTCGTTATCTTTTACTCCCATCAGATACACCTTTGCGGTATCATACAGGGGATTATTTGTTTCCTGTTTATTCCCCGCCGCAGAATATATATCACTCCAGGCTTTAGCTCCGTTAGCTATTTCTGACGGGGATGCATAGCTGATTGATTCGGAACCGGATGACTTTGACGTGATAACGCCTGTGGTTGCGCCGCCGGTCCCGCTGGTTATACTTCCCGCGGCGGCAGATAGCGCCTGTTTTTCTGCCAGTTCCAAACCATACAGTTTATCAGCTAATGCACATACGGCTTTCTTGATTTTGGTTTGCACTCGTTCATTATCTGGGAGGCCGTCAACCAATCTGTCAAATGTTATTTTATCAAGGAAGTCGCTTGCCCGTTCTGCCTGCTTATCAAATGATTGGGAATCCGGTATGGAACTGCCGTAGTATTTTGTTGTGTAAAACTCATAGTCTGCATATGCCATATTGATTCCTCACTCACTCTGCCGCTTGCCTTTTTCTTTTAATGCTACACAGCTTAATACATTTTGCCATGACTTCTGCGAGGGTATATTCCCCCATGGAATCCGTCATGGATGACTGTTCCTTGCTGTATGTCACCTTACCATCCTTGATGTCGACCGGGTACAGCCTACCGTTTGATACCATGTAAGGCAGTCCGTCAATGATTGTAAACCTCATACTGTACACCTTATCCGTTGGAAATAATCTGACCGATACGGATGTTCTTTGCCTTGTATGCAAGCTCCCAGTTAGCCTTGTTTCCAAGTTCCGTCTTGGTCGGGGATTCCCCAGCAATGCTTGCAACCTTGAGATTGAAGCCGTTCGGATGCAGCACGCGCCCTTCCTTGGTATACAGTTTTTCAATACCAGCCTTAGTCTCCGCGTCATAATCCGCGTAGTAAGGTTCCTTGTAATTGGTCTTTTCAGCTGTCAGTATAGCTCCCTGTCCCACGATTGTAGTTATGTATTTCGGGACTTCTCCACTGGTATCAACCGTAAATCGGTCTGACACTACCGGGATAAGACCGTTAATTGTCGGGAGGTTGACTTCTGATGTCAATGCATTCTGGATTGTGTACTTATTGTAGTTCACCATCCCCATAGCCTGGTATCTCGCAAATATGAGTGAGTTCATGATTGCAATTCCAAACCCATTAGCCATGTCGCCGAGTGCTTTCTGCTGTGCATAAATCATGGTTGTTTCATCAATCTTATTGGCATCTGCAACACTACTATCATCAGAAAGCGAAATGTCATAAACATGGTCCTTAATTGTATCAAGTTTCATGACCGCGTTTACAATATTCATGAGTTCTGCTTCCCAAACCTGACGATAGTAATCGGTAACGCTGTTTGCAATATGCTGCATCGGGTCAGCCCCGGTAAGCTCCTGTGTAAAATCCTGTGCTTTCCATGCCATCATTCTCTGTATCAGCATGGTAGTCTGCTTCCCGCCGCTAATCTCCTTCGGGGTGTTATTTGTGTTTCCATCATTGTTATATGGTTCGTAATCCGTAATGTCCATTGCTTTGTAAAATGGAAGTGTTGCAACATTACCTTCGGACCCGATAAGGTTCATAATGGTGCTATCCTGCTGCAATATGCCCGAGGCGATAATTGCATTGCTCCATGTAGGCTGCTCCGCCATGTAATCAGCAAATACTTCCGGGTCAAATGCAAACCCTCCGAATGTTCCTGTTCTTGGCATAATTCATTATCCTTTCAAATTGTTGTAAAGTTCTGGATTTTTCTGTTTTAATTCAATTTTTGCATCCAGGCTCATACCCTTAAAATCTGATTTTGTCAGCGCTCCTCCGGTCGTTCCTTTTATCGGCGCCGTAAATCTCGCCATGTTCTGCTGTTCCTGTTGCTGCGCATCATCAATAAATGCCGAAGCGTCCTTTTCTTTCATTTGGGACAAAAGGTCATTCAGCCCCAGGATTTTACCATCTTTAAGTTTTAATCCGGCTGCCTTGACTTCTGCCATAATTGCACGCTTAGCCGCTTCGCTAGAAAACTTAATACCCTCAAATTCCGTTTTCAGAGCGTCCGAAAAATCACGCTCATAGAGCTGTTCCTGGGCATTCTTTTCTGCATCTGCTGCCTTTTGTTTCCAGTCAGACAGTTCTTTCTGCATCGTCTCAAGGTCAACCCCTTCAAAGCCTTTCAGCGTTGTTTCTGCTGCTTCTGCTTTTTCTTTCCAGGTATCCCGTTCGGATGTCAGATTGTCATTTTCTTTCTGCAACTTTTTAAGGTCTTTTCCATTTTCAGCCATGACAAAAGATATCTGTTCCTCTGTCAATCCCTGCGCTTTTAATTCTTCGGTTTTCATTGATGATTCTCCTTTTCCGTTATTAGGTTATTTGTAGGTGTGTAACCGTCCACCAACGGTTGCCATTTTGTAGGACTTGACTTGTCCAAAAACGCACATGCCGGAAATTGCATCCGCTTTTCAACCTCCAGGCTGTTCACGCTATGCGCTAGAACCTGTTTCTTTTAAGGACATGTGCTATAGGAGGGAGGTCAAATATAAGAAAAAGCCAAACAAACTACATTGCTGTAATCTGTTTGGCTCTGCGTCTGGCGTCTGGCTCTAATTATTATGTGGCAGGTGATAAACCGCCATTTTCCATATCACTTGCTATTCCTTTTGCAATATTCATTATGGATGTATTCTTGCATACAGGGCAAAATACCGGAAGGTTTTTCGCTACTGTATCAGGCCGAATTTTTGTCCTGGTCTTATTGTTACATATAGGGCAGTATACCCAACCGTTTTTTACCATGCTTTAGTCCTTTCTGTTTATTCCTACTCTCATTTTAACTTATTCGCAAAAAATAATCGTCCCCACATTTTAATATTACCCCTTGACACGCCACGCAATGCGTGGTAAAATAAATACATAAGATAAAGGATGGGGGAAATAAAAAATGATGAGACGAGCAGAGAATACAAAGGAAATGAGAAACGAGCTGAACGGATATAATATCCTGGTAGACCGGGCCGACTGCCATAAAATCATTGCTTTTATGTTTACCCAGGAAATGACCGGAACTGAGAAACAGGTGGCATATGCAAAAGATATTCTGGTCCAGAAGGTTTTTAAGACAGACGAGATGGCCGGAATAATGATGTCCAGGGGTAAGATGGATGCGCAGAGTTACACGGCCGGAATTGAAAGCCTTATCGGTCAGTTAGAAAAAATGACAGATGCCAAATACATCATACAACATGTTAAATAAGGAGGTCGTTATGAACAGAATTAAAGAGTACCGTACGAAAACCAACATGACACAATCTGATTTATCTGATTACCTTGGTATACCAACAAGGACCATAGAGGATTGGGAGGCTGGGAAACGGAACCCGGCTCCCTGGGCCGAAGAATTAATCATCAGACAATTGGAAGAACTGATTCATCCATGTCTGATGAAAAAACTTTTAAATAATTTTTCAGATTTGGCCTATGAGAAATTGTTACCGGAAAATTACAATGTATTTTCTGATTCCCGCAACTTTTCTCATGATGATTATTTTAAAATTATACATGACGAAATGGCAAAAATAGGAGTTGAGGACAGCGATTATGAGTACTGTCCAAAGAGCATAGACCCCAATTACCTGGAAAATGTGCGGGCAGGGCGCGAGGTACATGAAACCATATTGTAAGGAGGAGAAAAAATGAAAACATTTAAAGGATACATAAATTATGGATGTTTGGCTGCTGAGAAACATCCGGTATTTACTGAGGGCAATCCTCATCCAACAGCAGTAGAAAGCGAACCAATAGAATACACAGTGCCAGAAGGATGGGGATGTGACGAGACAGAGGCCGGCATTGTGTTGACGGCTCCGTGGGGTTGGACTTATACACCAAACGAGCTGATTCAAGGGAAAGAATCACCCTGTCTATGTGCAATCAATAATGAAGAAAAAGAAATCCATATTATGTTAGATTGGAATCATATTTAAAGGAGAGAAAACAAATTTTTTTGGTAATACATTTTCAAAAAGCGGTGAGATTATTCCCACCGCTTTTTGTTACATCATATTACGCAACTTTTCGATATATCTTTTCATGGTTTCCCGTTCCTCGCGGCAATCAGCATCTTTTGACATTTCTCCCAACTCTTCGGTTAGTTCGTCCATATGTTCCTCTAAGGCCGCAAGCATACGCCGCTTGCAATCCTCATCTTTTCCACCACTTCTGTAGCTCTGCTTCTGATTCATGTAGTCATCATAGGCCGGACCGGTCGCACGGCTGTAGTGTCCTCTGACGTAATGTTTTCCGCGTGTGCCGCGATATGAGCTGTCATTATCATAGTCCTGTGACATTCCATCAGCACGGCTATAACGTCCCATGCTGTCGCGTTTGCGGCGCGCTTCGCTGTATTCTCCGCCATCCATTTCGTCCATTACCTGATTGTAGTACTCTTTTTTGCACTTCCAGTACTCCACATTCTCCATGTCTTTCCACATGTCTATCAGTTTGTATGCGGTTTCAAGGTTGCTAGTGTTCAGGCCCTTTTCCGCAATCTTATCCAGTTCTTCATGGATATTCTGCATCATCTTATAGCTCATAGCCTTACCCCCTTAACCTATTCTGCTAACAACAAGGTTAGCGTCTGATACTGCCGCTGCTGTGGCTCCAACGTTTTTTACTGATAGGGTAGCACAACATGGTTTGCACACCCTTACTTCTACAGTTGCCGCTCCATTGATTGTTGCGCCGGCGGCAACTGTGTTCTGAATTCTTGCACCGGGAATGCCTTCGCCGTCCTGCTGTACTTCAAAAATAACGTCACCTGCTGCGGCTGCGGAAAAGTTTCCGTTAAATCCTACGCGGTACAGGCCAGGAAGCAAAACTACCCTACCAGAGAGTGCCTCATGCCTTATGTTTGGACAATTGCAAGAATATATCCTGTTTGCAGCAAACAGAACGCTTGCATTGACTGCAACAGTCTGTGTCCCAGCAGTTACAAAATCTGCCATAATAAATCCTCCTTATATGCACAGAAGGGCAAGCTTATGCCTACCCTTCCATGTGTGTAATACTACTGTTCAGTAGACATGTCCTTTTCGGACAAGATACGCAATATGCGGTTGTTTTGGTCGATAATCTTTTCCATGTATTCCTTATTCTCCTGTTGCAATGCTTCCATAATATCATTATTTGACACATCACCAACAATCAAAAGCAAATTTATCATTTGCAATGCAGTTGCATACAGAGCAAGATTATCGTAAAACTGTTCGTTTCTCATTAGCACCCGCATCCAGTATTGCATCCACAACCACAGTTAGAGGCATATGGATATGGCGCTGGAACCGTATAAGCCGGTACAGGCTGCGGCTGACGAAGCTGTGCAACGATTGAGTTACCAACTGCATCAATAAATCCGTTCTGGGCAGTCTGGCTTGCCTGGAATCTAAGGGTTTGATTCTCCGCCTGTAAGGTAGAAATCTTATCCTGAGTTAAGAAGTCAAGAATAGCTCTTGTATTGCTGTTGTTGTTGTCCAGAATATCCCTAGTTGCGGTCTGAATGGTGTTTCTGGTATCGCATGACTGTGTAGCCAGGTTATAATTTACACCATCAATTGCGCGCTGTGTCTGGCAACAGCAATCATGGAGCTGATAGCCCATCTGGCATAAGCTACGGTCCACTCCGCTGAAACCGCTGGTAATGGTGTTGTTCAGCGCATACGTGCTATCACAAATGCCCTGCTGAATACCCCTTATACCATTTTCGATTCCGTTGAGGGCAAATCCCTCATTGATGTCTGCACGTGTTGCTAATCCCTGCAATCCTGCACCTCCTGCTCCATTGTTTCCAAAGCCGTTTCCATTGCCCCAGCCACAGAAAACAAATAAGAACAGTATAATAATCCACCATGCGCCGCCATCTCCAAAGCCATCATTGTTGCGGTTTGTTCCTCCTGTAGCGGCGGCAATGTCTGCTAAACTATAGCTTGAATCCATAATTGTCTACTCCTTTAAAATATATTTACAAAATCATGCGCATTGATTTATGTACTATTTTTTCATGCCATTAAGCATCTGCTGAAACTGCCGGGCCATTTGCTGGGCCTGGTCTAATTGCCGCTGAGTTATCTGGCCGGACTGTAGCATCTTCTGTACTTCTTCTTGAGGGTTTCCCTTGAAATTGTTTTTAAACTCCATAAATTTCTGTATCATCTGCATGGGGTTGTTTCCTCCGCCCATCCCAGGAATCATTCCTCCCATTGGGCTACCTCCACCCATTCCACCTAACATGTTAAATAATGGATTCATATATTACTTCCCCTTTCCTGTTGGTGCTGTACTGGTTTCTAAAAGTCCATATAATTCATCATATTTTGCCTTTAAATCCTGATACTCATTTCTGGTAACATACTTTTCATCCAGATTTTCAGCCGATGTAGATTCCTTTTTCCGTCCATTAACAATCTCTTTATATTCAAAAGTGCGGAGTGTTGGCATACCTGCTGCATCTGTTGTTTTAATATAAAAGTACTCATTTTCGCTATCCATCAGTAATATGGATGTGCTTGGCGCTACTAAATACGACTTTGCCCCGGCTTCACCCTGCACCCATAATATTCCCTGGTTGGTCTGCGGGACCTGTGAAACCTGCGTCTGTTGCGACATTTGGTATGGTGCCTGTAGCTGCTGCAATCGGTCCATAGGTGGTTGCATCTGTGGCTGATAAGGATATGCGTTTGGATATGTATTCAGATAGTTTGGATTGATAAATGGTTGCGGCATTATATCCCCTCCGTTCTTTTATAATCCAATTATCCCATAAAAAATAAGCCCTTGACAGGTCGTCAAAGACTTATAAAAGTATCACGCAAGTATCAACATAATCGGATTATTTTGTTGTTTACTTTTCTGCTCAATCTCTTTGCTGTGGATACACTTACATTCATTAATTCAGCGCAATACTCCAAAGGATAGTTCTTGGCCCGGTACTCAAACAGTGCCCGTTCTTCATCCGTAAAGTTACAATATGTACGAAAATAGTTTAGTTCTGGCACTGTAAAGTCATATACCTTCAACGCAACGCTCCTTAAATACCTTCTGACAAATGCTTTATCATAGCTTCTTTGGTTTTTTTTAAACCCTCTATGTTGTTACCGGTTATACGATTATCAATTAATGCTATCATTCCTTGGCATAAAAGAGATTGCATATCTCTTATTTCTTTGATAGATTTATAATCATTTTCCACATTTATTTCTAATTTATCCACTCGATTTTTTAGCTTAAATGCCGGATGCAACAATTTGTATATTACGGCTCCTGCGCCTCCAAGAGTAATAAGCCAACCGCATACAACCATAATAGAGTTTAATGTTTCCATAAATTATCGCCTTTCCCAGTAGTATATTGGTATTTCTTGACCGCTGTCCCATGTGTCCCAGTAAAATCCATCCACAACCGTTACCACATGACCATCAAGCCCAAGAACAAATACTCCGTTTTGGTGGTCTGCCGAAAATTCTTCCACGGTATAATCTTCTGGATATTCGTCTGGTATAATGTTTCTCCGAAACCCGTTGCGCCTGAGATATGTCCCCCACACGCTGTTAGCTGACGGCATATCTGATTTCTCGCACGCCACCACCATAACGCCAGCAAAGGCGGTTTCCCAATCCTGTCCGGTTGCTTTGCAGATTGCACGTATGGCACAGTCGCCTACACGCTGATTACGGACTGGGTTAGGGTTATATGGTTTCCATCTATTCAAATTCATTCCCCTTTCGCATTTTGATACCGTCTCGCCGCCCCTCTGGCCTTTGCAGCCTGTTCACGGCTCCAGCGGGCAATCTGTAATCTCTCTGACTGAGTTCTAAGGTTATTCTCCTTACAAAACTCGTTATATGCCTTATACTGCTTGGATAGCAAGTAGGATTTCCGGTCAAGCGCCTGCTGTAGCTCAAACTTTGCCGCCTTGTCCTGGCATTTCTCTACGGCCTCTTGCAGGCCCATAACCTCGCGCTTGGTCTTGCGGATGCGGCGTTCAAGCGTTCGCTGGCGTTGCTCTTTTTCGTACTGATTTCGATTTTCCTCTGTGTCTATTGGGTCATACGGATTATTTTCTCCATCACCTGGTCCAAAACTATGCCTACAATTTACTCCGCACAATCCAGTAATATCTCCATATCCTGTAGAGTAATAGAAATCCGGGAATCTATGTCCATATTGCGGGAGACTGTAGAATTTTCCTTGCCAAAGTTCATGATTCTCTGGTATCCCCCCAACATTTCTTGCGCCCACATGCGCCGACACCAGCACAACTTCCCACTTCATTTCTACCATTCTTGCCAGCGTAATTTCCGCCGTAGCCTGTGCTATACCAGTCCGTACCGCTCGTGCTGTAGCTGTCTCTATCGTGTCATTTCTTATATCTCCAGTATTTTTACTTCTATATTGAACAAGTGTAATACCCCCACTGGCCACATTTTCTACGGCCTCTTTAACTGCTTGTGTGTAAGATGTTGCTCCACTCATAACTTTGTTATAGGCCATATCGCACTCGTTAATAAATAATCTTTGAGCAGATTGCGCGGTTGTCCTAGTGTAGTTTTTCCATTCCCCTAATGTTGCCAGGTAATTGCGTTCCATCAGCCGAATAAGGGCCGGGGATTGCGTCAGGGGCATAGGAGACAGGCCGGCGGCCTCGTATATTCTGTGGTCGTATTCCAGAGCTTTTATCCCGGCCTCCTCCATAGCCGCTTTAATCTCTTTCTCCTGCCTCTTGGTGTACTTGGATAACTCTGCTGTTATATCCTCCAGCAGATACCCTGCGTCCTGCAATACATGTATGCGCCATCGGTCAGATGAGGTGAGCAGGCAATCATCGCCGCGGCCTATGCGTATCATCATGCGGTCTATTATCTGACGAATAATGTATGTATGGAGTTGTGAGGCTATTTCTTCGCTTCCTTCTGCGATTCTTGCAAGGTAATCAGGGCTTAACATTTACCCTTCCTTCTTTCCCTTATGCTTAATCGACCATTCAAACACTTTCGGGGCAAATGGACCAAGTGGTATATTGAATACTATCCAAATTAATAAGTTTCTCAATTTATTCCTCCTCAAACATCCTCGGCCCATCCTTCGGTTGTGCTTCCTGTACCATAGCCTTTGCATCTTCCTCGGATAACCCTTCAAACTTCTGGAAATACATCCAGGGTGGTACCTTCCCCTGCACAACATACTGCCACCATCTTGCTCTGTCCTCTTCACGATTGTATGTAATGTCCCCAAAATCATATGTGATTTCGTAGTTGCCGGCGGGTGCCAGTCCGTACAGGTCAGCATATACATTGAGCGCATATATTGCGCCATCAAGGCAACTTTCCAGTTTGTCGCGCACATCCTTAATTAACTGGATAGTGCGGCGGTCATCAGCTTCTACCTGTGTTGCTGTGACCATACCTGTTTTTTCATCAAGCACAAAATATCCGTTGGAATATCCACACTTAAATCCCAGGAAAGAAAGTAAGTTATTAATTCCGGTTATTCTGGTATCAGTATTTAATGATGGATTAATCTCATGGTAAAATTCCCCATTACTATTTCCAAATACATTTCTTACATAATGTGGTAATTTAACTTTATTTACTCCTGGACGTTTTAAATTAGTTCCATCACCAAGCATTAATTGGTCATCAATTAATATGATTTTCTCACTGTCAAATATTTCACCTACATTCCGGCTATATGCCACATCCAGGTCCTTTAATTCTTCTATGGCCTCGGCAAACATTGGCAATCCCAAAGGTGATGAGATATCCAAATTGTTAGCCTGTGGAGTGCGGAGTACACCAAACATGGGGCCGTCTATTTTATCATTGTTAGCCTTGAGTATAGGCGGTGTATCTGGAAGTAAGTCAGACCACTTAGTCCTGTTTAATGCTATCGGGTCCCCCACACTTTTTGCAGACTGAGACACATAAGCTCTATTGGATATGTAATATGGGTAATAGGTGTTTTCCCCCTCCTTGACCTCGACAAACCGATGATACTCAAACCGGGTATAATACTTATCATTTTCGCTGTAGCTATCCTTGAATACAATCCCATAGATACCTTCATTGTCACAATCCGTAATAATAAAGTCCATCGGTGTGAATATGTCCAGTCCCTTTCCATTGGGCTTAAGGATGATTGTGCCGTAGGCCATACCATACTCTACCCAGTGGCGAATCTGGAAATATATCTTGTCAATCTGCTCCTGGAGCCACGCCGCCCGCGCACTCCCATCAATCTGTATTCCGATTGCCAGGGTAGCAAGTCGGGCCGTCTCTGAGCATATGGCCTTTGCAAAATTGATTGTCTTAACGTTATCGTCAGCATTCACCCAATAGGGAATACCCCGGTAGATATTGGCGCACTCTGCAATCTTGCTTTCCATCTCCGGGGATACCACTGATTCAACGTTGAAATCTTCTTCTGCCTGTCGCTTGAATATCATTCCTATCACCTTTTTAGCCCATGTTATTAGTCCCATTTAATCACCCAAACTCACATAAACTTCTTCCGTTATTTTCGAAAGATTACACAGAGTACTATATACCTCTTCACAATAAGTTTTTCCACATTTCAATTCAGCTAAAGGGTGAATATCTGAAAATATTTTTTCTGCATTTTCTTTTCCTATTATTCCACCGAATATATCAATAATTCTTTTATTCGCATACTTTATCATTGTCAGAACATTATCATTGTGATTATAATTTTTCATTGATTCATGTAAAAGTACAAACTCATATTTTGCTGTTAATAACTTTTCCGATGAAACATATCCAGAAATTGAAATTTTCATTATGCGCTGTTCCCCCTTCTCATGGATAATGGGCTTGTGGCATAGCGGAGTGCATCTATCCAGTGGTCATTTCCATCTGGGTAATCCGATATCACCTCACCGTTGCTGTCAACCTCATGCTCATATTCTATGATTTCTTTGTATGCCTGCGGTGTGCGTGCCGGGTCTATAACGATTGTACGGCACTGCAACCACTCAAAGGTGTATTTCCTGCTTCCTGGTGTTACAATGGCTCTGCGTGCCGGTAAACCAGCGTCACGGAAGTCTATAATGCTTTCTTCTTCATCCACACCACAATAGATTGTATAATCATCGTACCCAGCCGCCCGTATATCCTCCGCCATCTTACTATTACGGATTTTACAGCCGCCCATTTCATCAAGCAACACAACCAATTCTTTGTTTGGTATGTAAGCGGCCCGGATAAATGCTTTGGGGTCCGGGAACCAGCCCCAGTCTTGCCCCTGATATATGCTTTGGTATTTCTGGATTTCCTCGTCTGTGATTGTCCGTACATCCAGCATATCAAATATATTTGTACCAAGTCCAACCGGCAAGCCTAAATACTCATGATTATATGCCCGCTCATTGGTGGCTTTAAGATGTTCTGCGCGTTCAATAAACATTTCTCCCAGCCATTCAACCGGTACAGAACGGTAATCGCTTTTATGCCTATACGCGCTATCGTCTGGAGTATTTACATACTGATTAGCCCAGTTGCTTTGGCTGATGGGTGGGTTGAAGGATTTAAACACAACAAACTTGCTTCCACCGCGCAACACTGATTGTTCAACAGTTCGTATTTCTTCCGGTCCTGCAAATTCGTCCAGTTCCTCAAACCACAAATATTTGAAGTATCCCTTACTAGCTTTAATTGACTTTGTTTTCTTCGCCTTGTCAAGTCCACGGAATATTATCTTTTGTCCTGTCGGCTTATAAACAAATCGGTATGGGCTTGTACGGGATTCCCATAAATCCGTAACGCCTAGCGCATCTATAGCCCACTGTATCTGCTCAAATACTGATTCCCCAATTGTAACAGCGTACTTTCGGAATATGACAGCATTGGCCTCTTGGTCATCCATCATACCCAGTACAATCTCCACAGATATGAAAGAGGACTTCGTGGAACCTCTCCCTCCGTACAGGTCATAATATGTATGCTTTCCGTCCATAATATCCCAGTGAACACCATAGAAGGAAGGGGCGATTACATCAGTCAGATTTATTGTTGTCTGGTCTTGGTATGTTGTTGACAATTGTAATCCCGCCGCCCTCCTGCTTCTTGTCTGTATCTATTTTACGTTTTGCCAATTCCACCGCCGCTTTGGTCCTCTCTGCCAGCGGAGCATCAAGTCCGAATTGGTCTTTTACTTCTCCGCGCATAACAGAGGTAAGGTATTGCAGTATTTCAGCCGCATCAGCTATGCGGCAATCATCAATTTGTTTCTGCCGTTCAGATATATATGCAGAAACCGTAGGCTTCCGTAAGTTTTCACGCCCTATTGCGTCTGCTGTCCGTAAGCTATAACCAGCCTTTCTCGCAGCTTCTGCCGCATTTCCGAATTCTATGTAATAATCTGCAAACGCTTTCTGCTTCGGTGTAAGCTCCACTTAACCACCGTCCTGTCCAAAATCTTTCAATATATCAATAAGTGCTATATGGACTCCCCTACTCTCAATAGCATCTAAATAGTCTCCTTTTTCCTTGGCTTCGTATTCTTCTGTTTCAGCCTCTTTTGCACGCTTTTTGATTTCGTTAAAAACATCATTCACCGTTATTTCATGTGAATTGATATTTTCGTTAATACCAGCTAATTTATAAATGTCGCAATCAAGAGCTTTTCCTAATTTGTATAAAAAATCTATTTTAGGTTCATATTTTCCAGCTTCATACTCTTGTATAGTTATTACAGCAATTCCCGTAGCTTCTGAAAGTTGCTTTTGCGTCATATTTTTTCTCTTACGCAAAAATTTGATATTATCTCCTATACTTATTTTTCCATCTATTGCAGGAACTTTAATTCCAGGAAATATATTGCAAGTCGATTTTTCTATTGGTTTATTTCCCTCTACAATATCATATAAAGTGATTCTCAAAATTTCTGACATTTTTTTCAATATATCAATAGATGGTTTTCTTTTATTGTTTTCCCATCCGTATACCGCGTTTTGAGAAACTCCCATAAGCTTTGCAAGTTCGCATTGGCTTAAATGTCGCTTTTTTCTGAAATATATTATATTTTCTCCAATGGTTCCCATCCCTTCACCGCCTCCCATATCTCCTGCAAGCACTTCACAATCTCAATCCCCGATGCACTCAGCAGTATTTCATAATCTCTTGTCTTCCACTCCCCATGTTTATCCAGCTGTAGCACAGGGGTGCTTAATATCCATATGGTTATCATGCGCCCTTGTTCCTCGCTATAGAATTGATTGGTGGATATCTTGATTACAAGTCTGGTCTGCAATATGGCACGCTGTAGCTTTTTTATAATCGAATTGAGATTCATACAATCCCCCATATATGGTATAATAGTCCTATACTAATTTTACCATGTTCGGGTTGGTCAAACCGTCCCCACATTTAAGCGTATCCGTCCATCTTTCCTACTTGCATCCACTTTTTATCAGAATAATTTCCATATCGATAAATATATCCACTTGTCGGATACTCAACTATTACTAAAATTAGTGATTCTGCATATTTTTTTCTAACCTGCTCATAAATATCCTGAAGATTCAGCATTTCATCCCCCTTCAACTCTCTCCATTCTGGTATAAATAAAACATCTTCTGGCATTCCATTTTGATATGGAGATACGATAATTCTTAAACTTGCTCCTCCCATCCTATATAATTTTACTTCATCTGGATTTTCTATTGATTTCATTTTTTTAATTTCTCCATTTCATCCACAATTTTTTCAAGCATTACCATATCTTCAACGGTTAATTTTTTACTGGCCTGTATAACCAATCTCCAAGCATATAAAAATTCCGTTACCCTTATGGTACTATCCGCACTAATCATCCTTTCCACCTCCCAAACAATGTCATTAATCTCCTATATTCATCCAGTGTCTTTCTTTGGTACCCATAAAAATCATCCCGTTTAATTGGTATGTTCTTCCTCTTACTCAGCTTGTCATATCCGATGTTACCCACAAGGCTCTCATATATTTCCACCTCCAGGCCAGGAGCTGAGGATATGGCACACTGGAACAATGTAAGCTTATCTTCCGCGCTGGCATTCTGACAATATTTCTTTATGCGTCTGGCTTCATCATCTGTCATTCCATAATCACTATAGTTCTTGTCCCTAGTCCTCATAATCCTCCTTCCTACACATTAATTCTTTCTCTTACTGAACGAAGCATGCTTATATTTCTGCTTTCCCAATAAATGCACGCCTCATTGTCTTAAAATCCGTTCTCGTTCATTCTGATGCGTTACAGGGGCATTTCAGGCTTGTCTTATCTATGCTCCCGTTTTACTACAATTGGTATCTTGCTCAAATTGTGCCCGCATCCCTTCAATACTTGCGTCACCCTGTCCCATTCATCGGCCAGTTCTGACGCGTTCCCATCATACACCCTCGCAAAAGTATTCGCTTTTGGTACAGGATACCCACATCACTGTAATGCTCTATCTGTTGCCGGTGACGGATGCCAAGCATTACCATCAGTTCCGCTGCTCTGTACCGGCCATCATATTGGTCACAATCATACAGGTCATAGTACACGGGTCTTGATGCCACGTACAATCACTCCCTTCGACGGTCGGCGCAGCTCCGGGACCGGGCACAGGCTGGTATACATGTACGGCGGCGCCGTCCGGATGCGCTCCTTGATGGCCTCCTGAAAATGCACAGTCAGCACACTTATTTTTCATGTCTCCTGCTCCCTGTCTATCTATCATTCCTCTGCCTCCTGATGCATATCGTTGTATTGGTACTGTAAACGGCACTCTTTGCAGGTTTCGTAAGGTTCTCCATCTCCATCCATGGTTCTTAATCCGGCACATAAGCCTTCTTCCATTCCTGGATGTTCAAATTTGGTCATATAGCAATGAGCAATCCCATCTTCAATCCTTTTTTTATCTGTCTTTATCTTTTTGTATGCCCAATCCAAAAGCATGAGCAAATCCGCTCTTGTTGTCGCATTATGAGCTCCCAGACTTAACTCCTTCTCTATCAAACCCATCTTTTTTTCGTACGGCAACCATTCAAATCTTTCTTTGTCATACTTCATTCCTTTACCTCCTTATATGGCTCCGGCAATGGCATCCAGGCCAGCACGTCCAGTTTTTCCCACCCATCAGTAAATGATGCTCCGTTCCAAAGTGCCATAATCACATAGTCTGTATTTTTGACAGACACTAAATATGTCTCCAATGGCTTGTTATCATATAGCGGATTCTCTTTTGGTTTCTTTGGGAGCCGTTCCGAAGCGGGAATCCACGCATCGCCCAGGGCCGCAATAACTTCCATTGCACGCCAAACTCCATTAGCCGCTTCCTGGTCATGTTCTTCTCTTTTTATGCGCTCATACAGTCTTGCTAATGTGTCGATTGCTTTTTCTTTTTCCAAATATTTTTTCATTCTCGTTCCTCCGCTAAATACGTGCCAAATGAGTCAATTGCCTTCATGGCCTCTCCCAAATCATCAAACACCCTTCCATCGTACGAGATATCATCAATCCGGTACCCCAGTTCATCTCCATCGGATGGGGTTGCTACCCTCAAGGTGCAGATATCCATACCTTTGCATATCTATTGCTTAAGTGCTTCATTTTCCCTCCTCCATAAATGTGTGTTTTGATTACTTGGACGCCTAGAAAAATCAGGACATATTTCAGTCCTATCATATGCCGGTCGGAGAAATGCTGTAGTCATGGGTGATGGATATTTCTCCATGTCCTTTATTGCTGCCATTCTTTGGCGTTCTGAATTGTCACTATATTGATTTTTCATTTTGTTATCTGGCAATTTAATTCCCCCTTTCCTGAATGTTATCCCTGGTATCCCATGTGTAATGCATTCCGGGTATTGTTATAGTTCTAGGGCATTCATTCACATAATCAATCAACCCTATCTCTTTCATATCCCGCAGATATCCCCAGATAGTAGAGCTTGACGTATAACCAACCCCATCCCCTATTTCCCTGGTTGTGGGGGGATAATCATGCTCTAACATGTATTGCTTTACAAACACCAGGATTTTTTTATGTATTTCCTTCAACTCTCCACTCCTATCCTCTCATTCCTTCTATAAGCGCTTTCCGGTTCTGCTCTGCTATCAGTTCCCTAACGGATTCTTCCGGGAATGGAAGCTGGAATGTACGTTCCTTGATTCTATTGGTTATCCTGTCATCATATCGCAAGTCCTGCAGGCTTAAATTGCTGGTGTACATTGTTATCAGCTTGTCCTGGTACCGGCCATTGATGATGCTGTAAAACCGTTCTCCTATCCAATCCTTTGGAAGCTCCGTTCCGAAATCATCTATCACTAATACCTGGACAGTGGATAACGCTCTTAGCAAGTCACTCTCGCTTCTGTCCTTATCATCCCATGTAGCCTTAATCTCGTTGATAATCTGCATAGAGCCGGCAAACTTAACCTGCATCCTGTATGTACTGACCATCTCGTTTGCTATGCTTGCGGCCATTCGTGTCTTGCCTGACCCCTTGGTCCCGGAATACAAGTACAGTCCCATCCCGTCCTTCCGCATTCCTTCCAGATTGTCCAGATAATATTTAATGGCTGCACCGGTATTCCTGATTATCTTCTGGCTCTCATTCTTCCGGTATACCCCAAAATCGAAGGAGCGTATGTCCAGTTTTTTAAATGCTTCTGGTATGTTCGCAAATTCAAGCTTTCTGTCCGCTATCTGCCGTTCTACCAGCCCGCAATCGCATCTGTATCCGTTTTCCCGGCCTTCCTCGTCCCACCAGTACACCCACCCTTTACCGTGGCATATGGGGCAGACATCAGAATCCGGTAAATCCTTCTCCGGCTCCTTCGAGGTAGTCATCGCTATATGTTTGCGTTCCTCCTGTATTCTGCTGACCATCTCCTGTAACGGGTCCACTGCCTCCACCTCCTGTATAATTAGAATCCAGATAATCCACATATCCACTGTTAAAAAATGTACTTCCGTTCTGCGGCTTCCTCCAGGATGCATCCCGCTTAAGGTCATTCTTGTATCTTTCAATACACCTCTTAAGCTCATCCTCACCCACTTTCAGGAGCTTCTGCTTCTGGGTATCGGATACCTGTCCCTTCCCCTTCTTGTGTGGGTACAGCTTCCACAAGGTTTCAAACAAGGCAGATGCCTGCTGCTTCCTGTCGCCGGATGCACTATATATATTATCTTCTTTCTTTATTTCCTTCTTTCTTTCTTCTATTGTTGTCGTTCGTTTGTCGTTAGAATGTCGCTCGCCTGTCGCCTGGGTGTCGTCTTGCCTGTCGTCCGACTGGTACAAGTCATAGTTTGTTATTGTAAATACGCTATATTTGTTTGTCGCCTTGCTTGTCACTTCGCCTGTCGTTTTTAGATGGGAAATTCCTGTCCTAATCTCCCTTTCCGTAAGCCCTGTTTCGGATGCAAGGTTTTTGATGGATGATACAAAAGAGCCACGCGGGATAGTTGTACCCATAAATTTTCCATCCTTCCAGTTGGCCTTCAAGAGCATATGGATGAATAAAACCTTCGTGTTTATGTCCTGATACCATTCCCAGTCCAGGAACTTGCGGTAAAGCTTAATATGTCCATCCATCCTATCACCTGCTATCAATGTCTCGACCGGCTTCCCACTCCTCATACAATGCTATCCAATCCTCTAGGCGCATTGTAACCAGCCATGTGCCACGATTACGGCGGTGAAACACGGCTGGGTATATTTCCTCACCAAACGGTAATATCTCCGCCCCAGTGTCGTCTACAGCCTGCCTCATGGCATCCTCAATGTTAAGGCGCTCAACTCTTTTGCACTCAATATGTATGCCTGGAAGGCCCACCACATCCGCATCCCCGTTGGAGCCACAGTACTGTTGACCCCTACGGCAGCTATATCCATGGTCATTAAGGAGATTGGCAAGTTCCCGTTCACCACGCTTTCCTTTTTCACGCTGTGCTTTCCCCATCTACATGCCTCCCGTCCCGAACATACTTATCTGGCCTGGGATACCCTTGCTCCTTACCCCGTTCACGAACCGCCTAGCGCCCTTTGTAGCCGCCTTCATGGACTGTATCCTCCTGTCCTGCCTTGCAATCCAGGCAGCGGCTTCATGGCGCCCCTGGAGCGTTGAGTCAGGTATGTAATATCCGTCACCATTGTCCAGGTTAATGATAACCTTACTGTATCGCATGGCCTCTATCGCCTCACGGATACGTCTATCCTTATATCCAGTTATCCGGCTGAGTTCCGCCCTACTTATGGCATTCTGTTTACCTACGCCCAGGGCATTGTATACAGCGCATTGGATAACATCAGAATTTTTTGTGTATCTCAATTCAATCCCTCCTTTCGGGCCGGGTAAATGAGGTTTGATAGGTCCCGTCCCAGGGTCAGAAAGTATGTCGTGACATATTAGCAATCTGACCAGTAATCATTACCGTTGTATGTATCATCCCGCAAGGGGAATAGATACCAAAATGTCAGTTTTGTAGAATAAGTAAGTTAATCTCTGCGATTGTCAGTTCGTTCCTTGCAATCTGTAATGCCTGCAAATCGGTAAGTCCGTACTTATCCCTAAATGGTATCACCAAGTCACACATTGCCTTTTTAGATAACCGTTTTTCATCAATTAAAGCCTGATAATTCGTCTGCAAATCTCCAATATCATTTATAACCTTATTCATTGCTTTTCCTCCAAATTTTAATTTAGTTAATATCTCCTGCCCACTGCTCTGCCATCGCTTTTGCAATCCCCGGGAATGTTTTTGCTCTGTTTTTCTGCCTATCCTTACCACCCTTCGTAAACCATGTACCTGCCTCATGGCATCCACACTTATACTCAACAACGTTTGTTGGCTCAAGCAGTGGTAACCCTTTCAGCCATAGCCGTGTTTTTTTCTGGACAGGATGTCCAAACTGCCAGGGCTGTATTTCCTGAGTATGCGGCGGCATTTCGTAAATTCTGCTGGAAACCGGGTTTTCGACTGCTATTTTAGGACAGTCAGCATTATAGAAATTAAGGAAAAATGCTTTTGCTTCCAATCCTTTTGCATAACGCTCTCTGTTAAGCTCACCGCCACGGAAAAGATGTCTCGCTCCAGCATTGCTCAGATACGTACACGGTGGAAAAGCAATAATCATGTCCCAGTGCATTTTCAGCAGTTCCAGTGCGTCCACCCGCAAATGCCACTCTGGATGTCCACCACTACACGGTTCTATGTCACAACTATAGGCTTCATGCCCCAATTTCCGCAACTCAATCGTTACCGCTTGTGATTCCTCACACGCCACTAATATTTTCATTTTCTAAAAGGTTCCGCATATGCTTTCCCGGCCGGGGAACGGCTCCTTTCTTAGTTTCAAAATAACGATTTAATCGCAAGAAGCTGCACTTGCATCCAACTCAATACCCTCCATCACTGCCCTGGCTTCAAGAACTGCAATATAATCAGTCATGGCAGAAATCTGCATGTTATATGTACTTCGTGGGCAGGTTGGAACAAACCCAAGCTCTATTCCCCTGTCCCATTTATTCAGCATATTAGCCAATCCTCTGTATCTGATAACTAACTGCTGATACTCTGCAATAAATCTCTTTTTGTAATCTGCACTATTCATTCCTTCTACTGTATCCGCTAATTTCATCATGTCTTCCTCTTTTCTCCCACACTTAGCAGTGGGCGGCTAAATGCTAATTTTCTTTCGGTTCAAAGCATACTGAAATATCTTCCGTATCTTCTTCATCTATTGCACACGTCAATAGCGATTCACCCAAAAATCCATATGCACCATTCTCAATGATTTCACACCATTTACAATCAAGACATTTTTCTTCCACATAATCCTCCAAATCTTAATATTACTGATTATCAGTTATCAAACTTGATTCCGTACACCTTATATCTGTCCTCAAACTCTGTCATCCCTATGTTATGCGCTTCTGTATGGTGCTGCCGGCATAGACATATTTTCCGGTAATCCGAATCATCAACCTTTCTCCGGTCATTCCCCATTCCGATTGTGTCTACATGGTGTATTTCACCCTCTCGACCGCATATAGCGCATTTCCGAAGCTTGAGACATGCATACAAATAATGGCCTATATCATCGGTACGATTAAGTGCAAAGTCCAGTAATGGTATCCCCTGTTCCAGCGCATAATCTAGCATGGTATTGATAAACTCCCTAGCAGTATCCATGGAGCAATCAGACAGGGAAAAATATCCGCATCCGGTCCGGTTGATATGTAAATACTTAAGCCATTCCTTCTCTACCTCCGGCACGTTTCCAGAATAGGCAGATATGTCATTGACTGTGGCGTAAATCTTTCGGCGCTGGTCTGCGCTTATATGTCTGCCATCGTCAAGCCATACGCTGCATCTATTCATGTGCTTATCAATGATTGGTTCCATAAGATTTTTTCCAGGGATAAATATATTTAAATACGTTCCCTCTGGAACAAGCTTGTATGCTATTATGTCTGCTGCCTCATGCATATAATTACCTCTTGGGGTCATTCCACGGTAGGCCACCATCCTGTATGTCATCCGGTGGAGTGGTCGCCCTTTCCTTGTCCGGTTTCTTGTTAAAGATTTCCATAGCATCCCTAAACTGGTCCATTGTCATGTCATGGATATCTGAAAGGTTATATGCAGCAAGAATCTGATTCAAACCTATTCCGGTACGCTTGAGTTCCACAAAAATCGTATTAATGTGTACTTCTGTCACGCAATCCTTTTGTGGTTCCACTGGCTGATTCTCAGACTCGCCCAGTTTATACACCACCTTTTTGCTCTTGCAACTCTTGATTTCAAGCGCATTAATGTTGCGGTTATCATCATATCCGATATGTGATACATAAAATCGGTCGTAGCAACTATATTTTACCTTGCCGTTGCGGTCTTTACCGTTCTCATAGATTTTACAGGCATCTTCTCCAATCCATATAAAAGGGGCAGTATATAGCTCACGTCCAATACCCCAGTTAAAACAAGCTCGCTTGAAGCTGTCAGAGGCAAGCCCTTTCTCCTTTTCTGTATTACTTTCCGCACCGGTATCTTCTTTATCAATCCATTGCTTCTTACCATCATCCCATATTGATACGATGCAGTTTGCGTTATCCCTGCAATGTCTCCGCTGCCATCCCATTGGGCCTACAGTCTCGTCAAGTATATTCTGGTCCACTCTGGCATCCTTGTACAACAACAGAGATAAGCCATTTTGGGATACCGTTGCAATGCGGCAGTCTATTTCATCCTTTTTAAGCAGCCGAAATTCAAACTTCGCATTCCCCATCCATTCCACACTCCTTTTCAGTCACCCGGCTGGCCCACATGTCAGCCATATGTAAAAGCAGGTACAATGGTGTCTCCTTACCCTGTATCTGATATTTAAAGTTGCCGTACATACCATTGTGCATCAGTATTGCCCAGTTCTCCTCCTCTGTCAGATTAATGTGACGGCCTGCAATCTGTATGGAACGTACTTCATGGTCAATGTACAGAAGTTCTGGATTTCCGATATAAGGTTTCGTGGGGGACTGATATGGTTCTGCATTCTTACCGCGCCCCTTGAGCATGTTGATAATATAGTTCGGTTTCCCAAACTGTCCAGCCTTACCAAGGTCATGAAGCAATGCACATATGATGACACTGCTCTTATCTACTTCTGGATGCAGGATGCTGGAAAGCTTGTCCATCAGTTCATATACATTCAGGCTGTGTTCAGCCAGTCCTCCAGAGTAGGCCAGATGGTACTGTGTGCTGCATGGCGCTGTATAAAATCCCATCTCATCCATTTCCACCAGCAGTCCATCAATGCCCTGTCTGCCAGTTGATAATAATAATTCCTCGGTTCTATTCTTAATGTTCTCCATACAAATATCCTCCCTTTAAATTTAATTCATATTGAAACCCATTCATTGAGTGGATGGAATCCTGCAAAGACCTCCTGCAATCCCTGCGTTCTGTTTCCCGTTTCTGGCACTCATCACATATATGCCCTTCTCCTGGGTCAAGATAACAGCCGCAAAAATCACAACGATAATTATTCATCCTTTTTACCCTCTATATTCTCGTATGTTCTTCCTTCTAAAATTGACCTCATCACAGCTATAGATGCATACTGGTCCGCATCTATAAAAATCAACGCTGACTTTACACGCCCTTTAAGCTCTATAAGATTTTTATATTCGCTAATATTTATTTCAACTGTTCTTTCTTCCATCTTGCAAACCTCCATAATTTCTGATATAATCAGACTGAATTGTTTTTTGTATTCGGTCGTTTAGCTCTGTCAAGCTGACGACCTTTTTTATTGGCTTACCATATCCAGTTTACCGGCTGGCATTCACCATTGCTCCGGCCCGGTTAGTGCCATTCCGGCGGCGGCTCATAATATCACCGCCAGACATATCACCAACAATCCGCTTAAGACCATCACCGCAGCAGTTAAGCCTCGAATAATCATCCGGTCTTTCTGCCGCGGGCTTAAGTGTGTTTTACCAACAGGTATGTATTCAAGCCGTTTCAACAAATTTCATCTCCTTTCCGGTCAATTGCAGAAGTATCTGTAATTTTTCTATTGTCAGTTTTTCAGGGTTGGCTTTACGCTCTCTAAACGAGCTTGTACAAAAACCCAAATACAAGGCCAGCTCATTATCATCAAAGTTATTTCTTATTTTGGCTTCTTCTATCAGTAGCCGGATACTGTCCTTTTGCCATTCTGACGGCTTCTTAGATTTCACGTTTTACTTCCTCCTTTTAAAATACTGATAAATAGCAACCAATATAATGATTAATACCTCGCCAAAGATAGTGCAGATAACTCCCGCTAAAAATGGATTAACATACATGGGCTATCTCCTCCTCTTTCTCTTGATTCCCCGGCTCTTGCCGTTCTTCTTAATCCTGGCTCGCTGTCCCATTGTCTAAATCTCCTTGTGTTCCTGTATTAATGTTGTTCAGTCCAGTGCCATCCTGGGAAACATAGTCATATGTACCCGCGGTATAAAGCCATGCAGCATTGGTGCCTATCAGCGCCGCCAGTGTTACCAAGAACGCTATAAACCAATGCTTTGCATTCCTCTTGCTCTGCTCGATTACCTCTACCGCAAAATACTGCTCCAGCCTTTCCCATGTTGGCTTGTCCTTCTGGTTTTCAATGTTCATAAATATTTTCCTCCTGTGCTTGCGTAATACAGGAGAAAATGGTAAAATATTCCTGTATCCGCATTAGTTGTGTTAATGTGGTTACGGCTCCGGTTGGTGTTCGTGGCACCGCCGGGGCATTTTATAAATCTAATCTTCCGCTTCTATGAGTTCTCCATCTTTAAGCGTGTACCATGTATCTGCTTTGATGTTTACTCCATCAACAACTACCGCTTTCCAGCTGGAAATTTTATAGCTATTTTGTTCTTCTTCTGCAATAACCAAAATTGAACCTAGCCCTCCTTTTGTTTTTACCCTATTTCCTCTTGCAACAGATAATCCATTTTCGCCTGTTGATGATTTTCCCCGACTTGTTGCTGCTCCGTAGTCCCCGGCTGTTGCTGCTCCGCAGTCCCAGGCTGTTGCTGCTCCGTAGTCCCCGGCTGTTGCTACTCCGTGGTACCCGGCTGTTGCTGCTCCGCAGTCCCCGGCTGTTGCTACTCCGTAGTTCCCGGCTGTTGCTGCTCCGTAGTCCCCGGCTGTTGTTGCTCCGCAGTCCCAGGCTGTTGCTGCTCCGCTGTCCCCGGCTGTTGCTACTCCGTGGTACCCGGCTGTTGCTGCTCCGTAGTCCCCGGCTGTTGCTACTCCGTAGTTCCCGGCTGTTGCTGCTCCGTAGTCCCCGGCTGTTGCTGCTCCGCTGTCCCCGGCTGTTGCTGCTCCGCTGTCCCCGGCTGTTGCTGCTCCGTAGTCCCCGGCTGTTGCTACTCCGTGGTACCCGGCTGTTGTTGCTCCGTAGTCCCAGGCTGTTGCTGCTCCGTAGTCCCCGGCTGTTGCTACTCCGTGGTACCCGGCTGTTGTTGCTCCGTAGTCCCCGGCTGTTGCTGCTCCGTAGTCCCCGGCTGTTGCTACTCCGTAGTACCCGGCTGTTGCTGCTCCGTAGTCCCCGGCTGTTGCTGCCTTAGATTCTATACAAGTTGTTTCAATCTTTTCCTTGGTATATTTGATGGCCGCATTTACAATTCCAGCAATACTCAACTGCGCACCAATGTGCATCTTTGTTGATGCAATTTTACTATCATCATCGTGTCTGCTTATGTCTCCACTCTGCTCTACCTCATAATACACAGATTTTGATGGTGGATAATATTTAAAACAATCAAGTGGGTATTCGCATGCATGCATTCCGCACTCACAAGCAACGGCTTTATCTTCCTCGTAATCCTTTCCCACTTCATATTGTTTATTTTTGCAGGTCATATCCTTATTAAAACCTTTATACGATTTTATTATTTCTTCCATGATTCCTCCTTTAATCTTGTCATTCCTACCCAACTCCTTTATAATTTAAGTACAGGCGTTGCTGCGCCGAGTACATAATAAAGGAGATAATATGTCTGAAAATGCAATGTTGCTTCTTCGTAAAATGGCCAATGAATTTGATAAAACGAAGCGTAAATCTTTTGATTCTGACTTTTATATTGCTTTCTCTGATAGAATTATATGAATTAGAATCATATGGATATATCATTTGCCGAAATGATGTTATAGCTTCAATAGAATTAACGTCTGCCGGATACGAAAAGGCAACCAATTAATTCCTAAGAGCCGTCTTGTCGGGCGGCTCTACTCCAATCAGAGTATTTGTTACCATATCAACCTTCCCATCTTCCAAAAATTCAAAATCATTCAAGTTAAAAGAAATGGCAATTTCTGGATTCCTACCTGCTTCATGAACATAAGAAACGGATGAAATACCTTTCCCTATAGATTTTCCACATAATTCAAAATAGGTATGTTTTCCATCGCTCACCAACCTAAACTTTGGTCCATTCATCATCTTTCACCTCCTTTAAGAAATACGATTGTTAGAGCGCCTGGAATCATCAAGAAATTTAACAGCCTTTACAATCTGCGCTTTGTTGCATGTAATCGCAACCTTAAACAAGTTAAGAAGCCCAGGATTACTTTTTAATACTTTACTGATTTCTTCCATTTTCCCTCCTTAAAAACTTGTTGATAAAATACTGCTGACCTTTTCCAGTAACTTTGGTAGTCTTGTTTATTCTTACGGAACCATCAGGATTATTCACTGTACTTTCCTTTACCTCAAACAATCCTGCCTCCATACTTCGTTGTGTTGGCATATTCCATTCAGAACCATTCCGTTTAATCAGATAGCCATTATCCCTCAACCAAGAAAATAGTCTTTTCTGTCCGATGTCTACGCCGTTTTGTTTAATCAGCTTCGCCAAGTCACCAATAAGAATTGATGTATGGCTAGTTGCCACAGCATCGGCAAATATCTCTTTCGGCTTCATGCGCTGTACATCTTCTATAAGAATGGTGTTTTCGCCTTTCAGTTTGTCGATGGTCTGCCCTGCAACTTTTAAGGCTCTTGCCATGACTTGCTCTGGCGTATTCCATGCCTTTTCCAAGTCGATAAGGTACTGGCGACATTGCTTGCCTTTTTCTGTTCGGCTCATAAGGCAGATATGCTTTGCTGTGTCAACAGAAACAATATAGTCTTGAAGCTCTCTAATCTGCACACCGCCGTTGTTTTGAACCTCCGTAGGCGTAAGTACGCTGGTCATTTCATCACTTCCAAAGTAATTCAAAAGCCTATCAGCCCATACACTAAATCTTTCTTTGATTTCAAGTGTTCGATGTAGCTCTCTTGCCGATACGGTCGGCTGTTCAGCATCGTAATTGATTTTTATAATCTCTTCCATTAAACCTCCTACTCTAAGAAATAAGCTTGTCAATTTTAACTTTTAAATAATCTGCAACTTTCTTTACCTTACTCACTCCTGGGTCCGTATCGTTCCACTTACAAATACTTCCTCTGGAAAAACCTAATTCACTTTCCATTCTAGTTATAGAAATCTTCCTTTTATCACAGATTTCCTTGACGTTGTTATAAATCAAATAAATCCATCCTCCTTTCTGCTGAAAATATTACGCATTATGTATTGACATTATGTTGAAAATATTCTATAATTTGAATTACCACAAACAAACTAAATACTATTTTCAACGGCATATTGATTTTGCGTATTTTTTTCAACGTCATAATTATATTATACGTTATATTTTCAATATGTCAATAGTATTTGCGTATTTTTTTCAACTTTTATTAGAAAGGACGAATATACGTGATTACTTATCAAGATATCAAAAGATTATGTAAGGAAAAGGGAGTAACTATCACTGGAGCCGAAAAGGCTTTAGGGTTTGCTAAGGGGTCTTTATGCAAAATAGAAACAAGTAAACCCAGTATGGAAAGAGTCAAAAAGATATCAGATTACTTTAATATTCCAATAACTGATTTTTATGATAAGGAGGTAAAAGAACGAAATAAATATTACATCAATGAGGAAACTGCCGCTATTGCCCAGGATATCTTTGAAAATAAGGAGTTGAGATTATTATTTGACGCTGCTAAAGATGCAGAGCCGGAAGATTTAGAAACTGTTCATAGTATGCTTTTAGCTTTGAAAAGAAAGGAACGAGGCAATGTCGATTGACTACAACGTCCAATTGATTAGCTTTCCATCTGGAAAAATACATGAGGCCGTAACGCCTAATGAGGATGGAACCGTTACTATATTTTTAGATAAAAATGCAACCACGGAATCACAGAGACAACGATTCTGGCATGTAATAAGGCACTTAGAGGGAAATGATTTTCAAAAAGATGATGTGCAGGAAATTGAGTCTGATGCTCATTCTGGAGGATGATTATGAGTATTAAAGGAACTACTAAGGAATTATTTATTGGAAAAGAAGAAATAAATATTTTTAACTTTTTTGGTTCTAAAACAACACTGCAATATTCTAATATGAAAAAAATTGAATATTGCTTTGCAACCAAAATCAAATGTGGTTATATGAATTTTATAAGCCGTACTAATGAAAAAACCACGTTTGAGTTTGCATATAAAGCTAATGAACCTATTTTACGAGCTGTAGACTATATATCCGAAAATTGCCCTGATTTGCCTATGGTTGAAACAGAACAGCAAGAACAGGCTTTTGCTCAAACTCCTAAAGAAAATAAATCAGGTTTAAAATGTCCTAAATGTAAAAGCCATAATGTGGACTTATGGTCTAACGAAGCCAACTATCATATAAAACAAAAAACATCTGTAAATTTGAATCCTTTGCATCCTCTAACAGTATTTAATACAAAAGAGGAGAAAAAAGAGAAAAAATCTGCTGCAAAAATTGGACTTGGTATAGCTACCGCTGGAACCTCTTTGATTTTTACCGGGACAAAAAAGAAAGCGCATAATGAATACTATTGTCGTGATTGCGGAAACAGATGGATTGGAAAATAGAATAGTGATAACGTTTTAAGGAGCAAAAACATGAGCATTAAAGGAGATTGGGCCAAACTTTACATCGGAAAAGATGAAGCTAATATCATAGATATCTTTGGAAATAAGTCAAAGATAAAGTATGAGGATATTGAAAAGATAGAATATGAATTTCGTTCTACCACAGAAGGGGGATACATAGATTTTTATTTTCAATACGGAAAAACCAAGCGCTTTACATTCTCAAAAAAAAGTAACGAGCCAATACAAAGAGCAATTGATTATATTCAAGAAAAATATCCTGATTTAGATATCATAGAACATGATTCCAACCAAGACCCATTCTATAAAAAAAATATTTTTATAGGGTTACTCACATTTTTTTGTTTTGCTCCCTTTGGACTTGCATTGTTATGGTGTTATAAAAAGCGTTCTTTGGCTGATAGAATAATTTTTACAATTATGGTGATAGCCATTTATGCTTTAATCATTTACTGGAGATACATGGCATATAAAAATGCAGTTGCAGAAATGAACAATGCATTAGACCAAGTACAACAGATGTTTCATGGTATATAAAAAAACCGGCCCCTGCGCCAACAGGAACCGGCCTACATACCCGAAGATATGCACTATAATTCGCACCTATATTGTACCATCTTCGGGGCGGCTTTGCAAGATATTTGCGGAGCTGTATTTTTTATACCTATTTTTAGGAAAATCAATTAAGGAGGAAAGAGAAATGACCACAAAAGCCCCGAAAAAGAAAAAAGGAGTACTGCCGTCTGGAAATGTCCGAGTGCAAGTGTATCTGTATACAGATGATAAAGGCAAGCGGCATTACAAAAGCTTTGTTGCTCCATCACGCAAGGAAGCAAAGGAAATGGCTACTCGATGGAAATTAGATATGAAAGATAAGCCCATAGAACAATGCAATGAACCGGATGAGGACGAGGACGAAGATATAACAGTGAACCAAGCTATTGAACGTTATTTAAACGTCAAGAAAGGCGTTTTAAGCCCTTCCACGCTTAGAGGGTACACAGGTATGCAAAGACAGTATTTCGGCGGAGCATTTGGGCGTAAACGGCTCTCAGAACTAACTAATCCATCTGTACAGATATGGGTAAGTGATTTGGCTTCAAAACAACTCTCTCCAAAGACAGTCCGAAATGCCTATGGCCTATTATCTGCATCCCTGGAGATGTTTGCACCGGATTTAACTCTAAAAGTTAAACTGCCGCAGAAAAAACGTCCTGACTTATATTGCCCCAATGACAATGATATTAAAAAGCTGCTGGAGACAATCAAAGGTACTGATTTAGAAATAGCTGTTTTACTAGCAGCCTTTGGACCACTCAGGCGCGGAGAAATAAGTGCCCTAACTGATAAAAACGTGGATGGAAGGATAATCCACGTAAGAGACAATATGGTAAAGGGGCCAGACAATCAATGGTACATTAAGCAGCCAAAGACGGATGACAGCACACGGGATGTAGAAATGCCAGCATTTGTAATTGAGCGGATATCTAGCAAAAAAGGAAAGCTGGTTGATATGAACCCGGATTATATCACACATAGATTTGGGCGGGTGCTTAAAAAGATTGATGTACCGCATTTCCGCTTTCACGACCTCCGGCATTATGCTGCATCCATTATGCACGCCATAGGTGTACCAGACCAATATATATTGCAGCGGGGAGGATGGGCCAGCGATAATATCATGAAAACTGTATACAGAAATGTGATTGACCTGGAATCTGTCCGGCAAAATAAAAAAATCAATAAACACTTTGAAAAATTCATTATGTGATAGAATAGCATATTTTCCGTGTTGCATCGTGTTGCATATATCCTAAATATTATAATTACTTACTCCGTGACAGACGGAGGAAGTGCTATTCAAGAACATGAAAAAACCTTGCAAATACGTTGTTTTTTACGTATCTACAAGGTTTTAAGAAAAAGCTGCTGACGGGAATCGGACCCGT